GCGCGTCTGCTAAATCCGGCAGCTCACTGCCGTAATCGCGTACCAGCACCCGGCTGCCTATGGGCGTGGTCAGAATGTCGCTGACCGACTGGCGCAGATGCGCCGAACCCGACAGGCGTTTGCCCGTCCGGATGTTTACACCGTTCATGAGAGTCATCCGTTGAATGAGGCTGCCTGGAGGGTCAACCGAAATAGGCCGGCCCGGATTTATCCGTGCTGCCCTTTTTGCCTTTCTTGCTCTTAGCGTTGATGTTAACCACCAGGTTATAGGTGAAGCTCAGGCCCGATGAGGTCAGTGAGAAAACAAGCGATTCCACCAGCCAGGAACGATCCTCTCTGGAGCCAAATCCGGACGTCGTAACGCCAGACTCAGCCGTTAAAGCAATGTGTCTGGGACGGCATGGGCCAGTGAGCGTCATTTTCTGCTCGTTACGCTGCGCCTGTGTTTTGCGGGATTTGGCCTGCTGGTCTGCAGTGGATTTTCCTGGCTGGGTATAGGGATTGGTGATTGACGGTCCATCGTGATCGACTGTGGTGGTTTTTGTCCTGCCATCAGCCTCATCGTAATAGCGCACCCCGACTTTACCACTTGCTTTGCCATCACTACCCGTGGCCTTACCGGTTGTGCTGCCACGCTGGCCCTCGCTATACGTCCAGCTGGATAGTTCATCAGGGGTGATAGTGATACTTCCAGCCTCCTTACCGGCAGCAGTTTTCATCGCCCCCTGCACCAGAAACAGCCAGTATCCACCAGCAGGTTTACTGATGGCATTGTAGGTTCTCGCCAGCCGCGACATCAGATTGGCATCTGACTCTGCAACCTGGTCGATGTGATCGATGTGAATTTCTGCGAGTTCTGCGGCCACTTTCGGCTTCAGCCCGTTGTCTGCGGCCACGGTTTTAACAAGATCGGCCAGCCGGATATCATCCCAGCTGCGAGTTTTGTGACTCAGCACATTACCGGGCTGTTTCTGGGCGTTCATCGGTGCGGCAGTGGCATAGATTTCTACGCGCCGGGGTGGCCCACTGCTGCCCACCCCCGAAACAACAAACCATCCCTTATCGACCAGCTGATCATTAAATCCCAGCGCCACCCTCAGACGCGCCCCTTTAGATGGCAGCGGCAGCGTTGCAGAGATTAGCGTGATTTTCAGTTCGTCGGCTTTAGCCGTTGCGCCGCCATTATCAGTCAGGGTGAGTTCAGCCAGGCAATCCTGCAGAGCGCGGGTAATATCCTTGCCCTCAGCGCTCACGCTGAATGCTGGCGCATACTCTGTATTTACAATCTGTTCAGTCATGTTAATCCCACAGACTAATTGCAGAATCAGTAACCGGCGTGGTCAGGTCAGGGAGGGTGATGGCAACTCCTGCAGGCAGAATAGCCTCCCTGTCTGCCAGCCCCCGATTTGCCTCCAGTACTGCTGAAACGCTGGAGGACACATTTGCAGTGCCATAGTGATCTGCGCAAATGGCATCCAGCACATCGCCATCACGGGTTTGATATATCGTCGGCATAATGTTTTAACGTCATCGTCCAGTTTTTATTACGGTGTCCGCCTCCAGGCAGGAAGCGATCCGTTGTATCGCTGAATTGAGTTACCGCCCACCAGCCCAGCACGTCACCCTCACCACTCACCAGCAACTGGGGCTGAGCTAAATCAGCCAGGTCGTACAGGTCATTAACTGCATCAACACCGTTACGAAAAAACGCATGCGCCTCTCCATCGAGTCGCACCGTCCGTCCGGGTTTTCCTGTGTACTGCAGCAGACTCTGTTTGCCTATCCTCTCCTGTTCACTCCAGTTCCAGCTGGCTTCACGTGAAAGCGATTTATATGCTGTGGTATCAATGGAGAATGCAAAATCGCCCAGCATCATCATGACCCGTGCAGCCTGACCGCCCCGGATGGCAGACTGCTGCGCCTGCCCGGAAGCCTCAATTAATGGGATTATTTCACTCACCAGATAGCACCTCCATCCATCAGGCTGTTGTCACCGTTGAATGCCGGGTTGGTTTTGGTTATAGCCTCCAGCTCGTCGGCAATCCCGCGCTCGCTCTGTCCCTGCGCACCGTTAATCTCAAACCGGTATTCAAATTTGCGGTTATCGGTCATCTCAACCTGTTTCTGCTGTGTATCAGCAGAATCTATGCGCTCACTGAGATCACCCCAGTAACGGCCCGACTGGGCCTCTGACGTGGCAGAATTTTTTTTCAGGGCATCAGAGAAGTCAGGCAGGCTTTCTTTCTTTGCAGTCAGATAAGGATCGAGCGATTTTTCAAACGTCTCATCGTCATCGTTGAAATAACCACGGGTAGAGGTAAAAGATTTTTTAACCTGTTCCGGCAATTCCGGGTGCTGCTTCAGCTGCTGATCGAACCACTCTTCCTGGCCGTTGCGTTTTGCCGTCAGTCTGGCGATATCGACTGAACCCGTCATCGCCAGCGATTTCAAAACATTTTTTTGATCCCCCCGCTCATCGGGTAGCAGCCAGGAGAGTTTTTTAGCCAGGGCATAAATAATTTTTCCGACATATACCACGCCCTGGCCGAACGTCAGTACGCCGGGATAAAGATCATCGCGCAGAAATTTTACTACCCTGTTGATGCCGCCGCCTTTGAACCACTCAGCCAAATCATCAGTCAGTTCCCTGATGCGGGGAGCAAGCTGATTGCCCAGCTGTCCCGATATCTCCGCACCGGCGCTGAAGAGAACGGTTTTAAGATTCTCAACCGCTTTATTGCCCTCCACCGCGCCGTCAGCACCCGCTTTGGTAACGAGGTTATAGCGGTGCTGCTCATCCATTAAGTCGCGATAGCTCCTGCCGGACTGTTTCACCAGCATCAGCAGCTTGCTGGCCTCGCCGCCGAAAAGAGAATCCAGAGCGAACGAGGCTTTTGACTCATCTTTCAGGCTCAGCGCACGCTCAATGATTTTACTGAACTGCGCCATGTCGCTCAGGCCAGCCATGTCACCCGCTTTGAACCCCAGTGTTTCAAAGGCGTCCTGCAGCGCACCCTGCTTGCCGTTCTGCTTATACTCCCCGGATTTGTGCAGGTACTCCTCAAAGAGATCGCCAAAATTCTCGCCGGTCATGTCGTACTGTTTTGCCAGCGAGTCCCATGCGTTATAGGTCCCTACATCAACGCCATAGCTGCGCGCCACCCCCGCCTGCCGTGCTGTTTCTGCATTGGTGGCCGCTGGCGCGATGAGTGACGCCAGCGCGGTGGCAACCACACCTCCGCCGCCAACCCCAAGACCAGGTGCCACCATGCCCCCGAGGTGGCCACCGACGTTTAAGCCCCGCCTGAACAATCCACCCGCCTTGCCTTTAAAGGCATTAATACGCTCACCACGCTGAATCTGGCGGTTCAGTTTTTGCTGTTCGGCCTCGGTTTTGCGTATCTCACGCGTCACCGAACTGTACTGACGTTTCAAATCGCTGATGCTGTTTCCGGCCAGCTTGGCTTTTTTGATCTCGGTGGCAAGTTTTGTCTGGTCCTTAGTAAGACGCTCGGATTCTTTTCCCACCGCTTTCAGGTTCTTTTGCAGGTCGGTAGCTGAGCGTTTCCATGAACTATCGATATTGCCGCCGAACGTTATGGTGGCTTTAAGGTTTTGACTTATTCCGGCCACGGTTTAATGCCTCCATCTCGTCAAACAGAAAATCGGAAAACGTGCTGAATGGCATATTCAGATAGTCCCCCATCGGGAAATGCAGCCGCCTGCCCAGAAAGCGTATCGCCCGGATCAACTCTCCTTCGGTCGCTCTGCGGGCGGGAGCATAAAAACGTTGAAGGCGTCCGTCAGCTGCGCATAATCCGCCGCTGTCAGCAGCCAGATATCCTGCTCGCTGAGGTTACATAGCTGCGCAATCATCCGCGCCTCCTTCTCCTCTTCATTGCCGCGATCTTTTGCATGCGCGATGCGGTCGCGCACCAGCGGTTCGCGCATGTGAACGACGTTTAACTCCGTGCCACCCTCCAGCTTGACCGGGGTGAACAGTTTGATGGTTCTTGTTTCGGCAGGAAAACTCATAGATAACTCCTGAAATAAAAAACGGCCCGGAGGCCGTTATGAGTGAAGGATTAATGGATGCAAATTACAGACGGACTTTTGATGCCAGTCCGGCCAGCACGTCAACGCCGTTTACGCGTCGGGCAAATCGCTCGGTGTCGATTTCAAACAGCTCCTGACCGTCTTTAGTCTGTTTGTAATAACTGACCGCAATGTCAACCGTGATGGCGTTCTCTGACAGAGTGTCTTTACCCCGCGCATCCGGCGTCACGGTATGCACAAACCCTTCGATTTCCTCAATCGTTCCCAGCGCGGTGCCGTTAGCCAGATAGCCCTGATAGGCAGTGAAGCGCGGGCGGCTGCCACTGACGAAACCAAATGCCGTCAGCATATCGGTATCGATGCCGTAGAATTTAATCTGACAGGTCAGCGCCTCCATGCCGTCATCAACGGGTGTCGGTGCGTCCTGCGCGCCGGTACGCAAATCGGTTTTAACGATCGCCAGTGTCGGCGGCGTGAATTCGTGCGCGCCCTGAATGCGCACCCCCTGCCGGAAAAACGTCCATGCACGTAATGTGTTTTTAGTACTCATGCGGCCAGCATCTCCTCAAGCGCATAATTGTTATTAACCCGGACGCGCAGGCTGATCAGCTCGGTTGGCGATTTCGGACCAAAATCGTAATTGATATACAGCTCACCCGCCGCCAGCGTTTCAGCTGTATTCAGTTCCTCATCCAGCCAGGCTCTGCCACCGAAAATCGCACCGAGGCCCACCAGTTGACGCATATAGGCATTAATAGTGCCGATAATGTCATCCGCGTTTTCACGATCCAGAGGGCGATCCACATACGGCAGCATGGCCTCCTGAATGCTGTCCTCAATGACGTCCGCCGTTCGGCGCACCGATTCAAAATGCCACTGAGGATCGTCTGCACACAGCCGGTTTCCCCAGTGTTTAAATCCCGAACGACGCACGATGGTTGAGACGTTCTGCATATTCAGCAGGTTGGCATCACAGTTTCTGTCGCCGAGGATAAATTCATCAATCTGCTCAACCCCGAGGATATTGTTGATGTCCTGATTGGATTTGCTCCACCACCAGCCCTTTTCGAAATCAATGCGCGCACGCAGTCCGGCAGCAAAGGCGGAGTAAGGCCTGTAAACCAGCTGGCCATCGGCGTTGCTGACCTGAACGCGCGGACGCAGCAGTTCAGTGCGTGCGCCATATGACTGGCGGCGCTGGACCACTTCCTGCAGTGTCGCCCCTGATTTGCAGTCTACATATGCCACCGCACGCAGTTTTCCGGCGACAGTTTCAAGCCCCTTTCCGACCGCATCGTCTTCGCTGAATCCGGGGGCAATCACAATGCGCGGCTGATAGGTTGTCGCAGATTTAGCAGATGACAGTTTCCCGATACCGGCCAGAATGGCCGCGCGCTGTTTCTCTTCGGTGGTTTCTTTACTGACGCGCACGATCACCGTCAGAGCGTTACGCTGATCATTAATTTCAGCTAGAGCCTGTTTAAGTGTACCGGCGTCACTCAGGCGGGACATCATCGTCGTTCCCACAACAGCCACAGGGGTGTTGAGTGGAAAAGGCTCATCTTCACCGCCGCTCAATTGAATACTGAATGGCGTTACAACCCCGACGCCGTTCCCTGATGCCCGGACCATGACTGAATTGACAACCATGCCGTCTTCGTCGGCGTTATCTTTTAACGCATAGACAGGATTACCGCGCACCATACTGGCGATAGGGGCATTAGCCTCAAGCAGACGCTTTTTTACTGTTCCGCGATTCAAGCCGAAAGCCTCAGCAATTCTCGCTACGCTCCAGTTGTAAGCGTCGCCCAGATTGCTGACATTTGACATCGGCACCTCACGTTGTCAGGTGGTTTTGCTTATTACTGAATGAAATCAATAGAATAGAAGTGAGTGAGGTGACACGGCAAAAAAGTTTTTGTCACCAGAATTGAGGTTTAATTCAATATAATCAGAAAGTTAATAGATCTGCTGCTGACAGCATGAAAATTCAAAAACCAGCCGTTTTCCGCGTGTCGCCGCCCCCTCGGTAAACGATCTCGCCGGGAGTACCTTTTCAAATGAGAATAATTTTCAATTGATTAACTTTTCGAGGTATCGTACGAAGAGACGGAAATATATGACCCAACCAACGTGGTTTTAAACCACACCCTTAGATCAGTGAATTTCAGCCATCGCCCCGGCTTGACGGTTTGGCCTGCCTGAGACACGTCTGGCGCATCCTGAGAAAGACAAAATAATGCCGACCCAAACTCCACCTGAACATCATAGGTTTGGTCGGTATCGGCAACGAGCTGCCACTCCTCGGTTAAATCCAGGTTAGTAGTCTTCACTATTGCTCCCGATAGTTATTTAGCAGTTATGACTAGCGTTGAAACCATTTCGCGCAGCATAACCGTCAGCGTGCATGTTCCGGCAGTGAGAATACTGACAGCCGCCTGACCACCAGCGGATGTGCTGATATGCTGCACCATACTGGGGTTAGATATCGTCCAGACCGCGCCGTCTGCCCGCCCAATTTGAGCACCGGTTTCACCGCTGACGAGGAATGCCCCGAGATACTGCCAGCCTTTAGGGGCGGTAGCGTTCAACATCGTGTAATGCGTGCTGTCTATCTGCGTAACGAACCACGGCGATGTGGGTGTTTTGTTGCTATCGTTCTGTATGAATATCGTGTCAGCTGGTGGTTTATCTTTACCACCAATATTTATTGCGCCAGGCGCTGAGATACCATGCATACTCGTGCCTCCAATAATGATGGCGTCGGGTGTAACTATCATTCAGAATTTCCTGATAATTAGTTGTTTTCAACCCTCGGCAATTGTAGAAAAATTCGCCGATGTCTCATGGTATTTATGTTGAAAAGTAAACTCTGTGAATGCATTTTTCAGCACAAAGTAAAAATATGTTTAGCTGGCCAAAGGATATCAACCGTTCCCTAAAGATACTTTTCTTGTTGCCGTTACTAATAAACTACATAGGAGGGAAAATTCATGATAGTTAAGGAACTACTAGTTTTATCGATATGCCTGCTAGTGGCAGGAATGTGTCTCATCTGGATTGCTTCTCACAGCTCGCGTCGAGGAATGTTTCTTATAAGAAAAAAAAGAGGCAATGAAAAAAACCTTTACATGAGGCCATCCAAATGCCCAATCGGTGAGATGGCATCTGCGCAGATCTTCGTTTCTATGCGTAAACTTTTGAGAGAACTACGTGCTGAGGGCTGTAGCCTGATTTTTTTTGAATCCCATATGGTGCGTAAAGAGAATCTAGAGAAATTTCTTAAATTTTTAGAAGCAGAAGGCATAATGTGCGAAAAAATTCAGTTCAGGAAAACATTGTTAATCCACTCAATTCACATAAAGCTAGCGATGCGTATTTGCCATAAAAAAAGGATCAACATTCACCCTGAATCAGCCAGGATTAGCATACGCCTCCAATAATTAAAGCCGCCCGGAGGCGGCCTGGTTCAATCAATAGGTTTTAACGGCGGGCTCAATGCCTCAATTTCCTTTTGCACAGCGAAAGCCGATAACGGCTCAGTAGATGCGATCATATACCTATCACCATTATCTGAACAAAATTCACTAATGAAGTAGGTGTCGTTCAAGGGAGTAGTGATTTCTGCTTCTTTTTCACGGCTATAGAACTTTCCTAACCGTTTGTCTGCTTTGACTGGTAAGTCGATTTTGTCATGGTAAACAGGTCCTTCCCAAACCTCTCCATGACGTAAGCCGCCAAGAACGAGATACTGCACATATTTTTCTTCACTCATGCTCAATTCCTTTTTTAAGAAAGAACATTGAATATGTCATAGAATCATCATCAGGCGAACTCGCAAATGCGCCTTGTGATGAACTCAGCAATCATCGTCGGGCTGAGCTACTGCGCGGCATGCGAACATGCACGCCTTCTGCATTTCGGTATTAGCCATAGCAATCCAGCGCGGGTCAGCGCCATTTTTCTTTCGACGTGTTATTCAGGAAGTGGCGGCTAACATCTTTCAGCTGGTTCATCACTTCAATATCGTCAGGAGTTAACGTCCAATAGCCCTTAACGGTGCTGCCGTCCTGCGATTTTGCTTCGCTCATTTAGTTCTTCTCCTTATTATTATTGCAGTTCAAATCCCAAGTTTCGTTGTGGGTCAGAATTTGTCGCTGCGTTGGGGCGCTCATAACGTCAATATCATGGTCACTGAAATAAATAGGACGCACCCACTCACAGCCGGTATCAGTTACCCTCGCGCCGCCACCGTTCCCGCAGCCGCTCAGACACAGCAGCATCAGGCAGACTGTTAATATCCTGCTGAACATCGACAGCATTTTTCAGCACCTCAATGTGTTTTTCTGATTTCTCAGCCTGAATAGATGCCCGCTCAGCTGCTGCTGAGGTTTCAGCTACGTTTTTGCCCCTGCTCCGGCCCAGACCAAACGCAGCCAGCACCAGCCCGACAACTACTACCAGCCCGGTTAATAGCGTTTGCATCAGATCAAACCTTTGTAGACGTCATAGGTGCCGGTGCGCATAACCTCTGCATGACGTCGCGCGCGGTCAGGTGTCTGGCGCGCCCACAGGCTATTCAGCATTCCACCAGCCGCACCGGCAAAATCACCGCGTGCAATCATGCCCAGTGTGTTAGTGAAACCAGCCAGACCAGCTACACCCATCTGATAGGCCATGCTGTAGAGAATGTCGCGACGTGCGTCATTGCACTGCGCGAGTGCGGCCACGATTGCGGGCTGCCGATTCATTGAGGCGGTTTTGGCATCTACCAGGCACTGTTTCCACACATCGCCAACACGACGCGGGACGGTAAACTGGTACTGGCTGATTGGTGCATTTTGAGGGCCAATCCTGATACCACCGGCGACCGTTGGAAAATTACGCGTGTCCCAATAGGGAGCCTCGCGATAGCCCTCCTCAAAATTGAGGATTTCAATAATTTTACTCATCACCTTTACTCCGTGGTGGGTATGAAACAATGCGTGCGACATTACCTCGCACCGCAAATACAGCCGCGCAGATCAGCGCGTTCGCTACAACTAGCGGCCAGCCGCTGGCGTGGTATTGTCCGAACAGCCAAAGCAATGCGAAATTGCCATAAAACAGAATCAGACCCGCAGCTATCCATGAAATACCGCGCTTATGTGTTCGCCCTGTTTTGCTGAATGCCATCAGGCGCAAGGCAATAGCCGCGCAAATGGCGACATCAATCACTGTCAGGAAATCGCTACTAATCATGATTTCTCCCCCAGCCATTTTTTAACGAATGGCAGTTTTGAAACGCCACCGTTTTTCAGCCAGAAATAGCCTTGCACAGCAGCAGCGGAAATTACGACAGCTGCAAGGGCATCAAGTGGTTTTTCCCGATAATCGAAATAGTCCTCTACCTTGTCTGCTACAAATCCGGCCCCAAATACGCCAGCTGCATAGCCAAACAGGAAATAACCAAATATCTGTCGTCGCGTCAGGTCGCTGGCGGTAACGATAAAACACATCGAACCGGCAAATGCTCCAAATGCGATTGAGTAATCTACAGAGGTGATAAATCCCACCAGCGCAGACGTGACAATGCCCCAGCCAGCTACGGTTGCCGTAGCGCCGGTGCTTAATGGCTCAGCCATTAGCGGTCCCTCTTAATGATTAATAAATTCTGATTTACTCGATTAGCTGATTCAGTTCGCTAACCGTCTGCAGGAATCGTTCCTCTTCCAGCTCAACGCCAATTGCAGAATGGCCCAGCTTTATTGCCGCCTTTATCGTTGAACCTGACCCCATGAAGAAATCAGCCACCACATCACCCGGCCTGCTGCTGGCGTTTATAATCTGCTCCAGCATGTCAGCAGGTTTTTCGCATGGGTGTTTGCCGGGGTAAAACTGAACCGGCTTATGTGTCCATACGTCTGTATAGGGAACCGCTACCGTGACGCCGAAATATCTGCGCAGAGATTTGAACTCTTCCTGCAGCTCCAGATATTTACGGTTGAGTGAGTGGTACGTGTCCACCAGCTGGTGGTGCGGTGCGGCTAACGTTCCTGATTGATGGCGTGCAATTGCTATCTCAGTAAACAGCACCTGCAATTTGAGGTAATCAGCTTCGTTGGGTAGCTGCCACTGACTGGTGCCGAACCAGTGCGAGACCATGTTCTTCTTACCGGTTGCCGCAACAATCTGGGCAGCGGTTACACCCAGCTCAGCGCGGGCATCGCGGAAGTAATCAATTAAAGGCTTTAGCACCTGCCGTTTCAACTCATCGCAATTCCGAGTGTAGGCGTCTGGTTTGTACGGCCCCTGATAATGCTCTGCAAACAGTATGCGTTCAGTTGAGGGAAAGTATGATCGCAGGCTTTCTTTGTGGCAGCCCTTCCAGCGTCCATCAGGCTTAGCCCAGATGATGTGGTTCAGAATGTTGAAACGCTCTCGCATCATGATCTCAAGATCAGATGCCAGTCGATGCCCCGAAAATAGATAGATACTCCCGTTGGGTTTTAGCACCCGCCAGAACTCCGCCAGGCAGCAATCCAGCCACCGTAAATAATCCGCGTCCCCTTTCCACTGATTGTCCCATCCCTCCGGTTTCACTTTGAAATACGGCGGGTCGGTAACAATCAGGTCAACTGAATCGTCCGGCATGGTTTTAAGCACGTGCAGACAATCGACATTGAATAATTCAAGACCGGGCATTGTTATTTTTTGCATCACATTTATTTCACAAATATAAACAGGTAAAAACCAGGAATAAAAAAACCCGCTCGGAGGCGGGTCTTAAAGAGGGGTTTGCTTGCGGATGCAATCGTGCGAAGCATACACTTATTTAATCAGTCACTGGTTCACTATTCAAGTAAAATCTTTTGGCGTTTAATTCGAAGGCATCATTCATCGGCTGGTAAAGCATATATTCAGCAACTGACAGCCATGTTTTTATACGGCGTCGACAAGTTGAGTAACTCCACTCAGGGTGGTTCTCATTAAGCTCATCAGCAAGATCACGCATACTCACTCTGTCTCGGTAATGCCTCTCAACAAGGTGGCGCAACGGCTGATCGTTAATAAGAACGCTTGCGATAACTCTATCCATTGCCAACGCTTCGTCATCTGTACAGAATGTCAGGCTTGAGCGCAGGCTTTCCCGCATCATGTTTTCAACCCACGCCTCTAATTCTTTCGAGCAGCCTATTCTTTTCAACTTTTTGAGGACGTTACTTAAATCGTTATGTGTGACGACATACCGTTTCAAAAGTTTTTTAAACATGTCTGGTGCCTGTGGGCATTCATTGATTGATGACCAGCGGCCCCACATTTTTAATTTCCCCTGCAGCCAGACGCGCTCTAGCGTTCTCAACTCAAATTCTACGCCTGTATTTGGTCGTGACATGTCACGCATATTAATCTCCACACTATTAATTTTTAACTGAACCTATAACGCCAACTGCAATGGCGTAATCGAGAAACCTGAACAGCAGCACAATCTGACTGCCGTATTTTGCCTAAACGCCCTGACATCCCGGTGCAACTCATCGTGATGCGCTCTGCAAAGCGTTACCGCGAGTAAAAAAAGGATGTTTGGATTCAGCCCCACCTGAGTCTAATAATGTGATGAGTTTAGCCTTCCAGAATTTTAACGTAGGCTCAAGTCAATCATTTTATCTTTTATGGAATATAACAGGCCTTTGAAAGTGAATTTTTTATATACTACATCATCTCTACGCAACCATGCTCCATGGACTTGAACATCGTCTAAAGAATCAAGCTTCACGTATCGTGCCCCCTTAACAATAGAGCCATCTCTTACAGGGCTGACTATTACTTTCTCCCCATAAATTCTTATAATGGCAAATTCAGAAGAATCAATAGCATAAACATCAAACCTCTCCTGAACTCTAGCCTCACATTGAAAAATAGAGTACATGAGCAATAAAAAAGAACACAACCCAATCAATAAAATATAAATCTTCTTATCATAATCTAATATTTCACCGACCTTCAACCTTTCTCTTTCTGAATATAGAATGAAATCTTTCCCAAAAAACAAAGAATACAACTTACCTTTCTCCCCAATAAATGAAATCAATAGTAAAAAAATAATAAAAAAGAAAAATAAAATAGATATTTGAACATTAACCTCATACCCACTACTAATGGTAAAGACACCTAAAACCAGAATAAGCATTACAGTCATAACCAAAGTCATTTTAAAAATTGAAACCCCCTTCTCAGCTTTATAATTAAGAACTTTAGAAATCGGGAATCGGATAAAACCATAAAAGACACAAAAAGAAATGACAAATGAAACTATAATATTATTAATACTTATTTCAACGAAATCAAAGGGATAGTCATAATACTCACTGAATGCAGCCTCTCTGCAGGCCGCAATTAAATAAATCAACCCAGTAAGTGCGAGTGCACCATAAGCATCTTGCTTGAAAATCAATCTCAAAAACGAAATCATCGCCGCACCTTCTAATACATCCTATATTGAGTTTTTCGAATAATAATATATCGTACAATATGATTTTCACCCGAACCATTTAAGAGACACTTTGATTAATCAGTGCTCGTTAATTAAATCCATTACAATAACCATCCAACCATTAAAATAGCAGTTATTAACTTTAAATTATCAATTATCACTTATCACTTATCACTTATCACTTATCACTTATCACTTATCACTTCAGCATGCCATTGAAATAAAAATCACCCAAATACACAACTCAAAAAAAAAGCCATTGTAAAAATTTTAATCCTAAAAAATCAGTTAAGACACGTTAATAGAGGATGGTTATCTTTTCATTACTCATCCAAAAGCTCTCTAAAATCCTGCTCCCAATGTGTATCATTTGATTCCACAGTGCCTTCAACCGCCGTAAGTAACTTTTTATCAATGAAGCTTTCTGCATCTTTACTAAAACTAAAATATCTTACTGTTTCTGCGAAATCCCACCTTTCATTAGCGAATAAACGCGATTGAAATGAATGGCAGTAAATTGCGGCTATATCTTTTTCATTAAAATTAAAGTTAGCAATAACATCGCAAATCTTATTATCCCGTACAAACTCCACTTCGGGACCATGTAATGTTTCATATCCAAGATGGAATATCGTCGAGCCATCAACTGGAGCCTGATTTACCGCATCAACAAGTACCCTTTTTATATCTTTTGCCTTTTTAATTATTGATTTTTCAGCGGTACAAATCCATTTAGCACAGAATGGCATTTCTAATTTATTGATGAAGACATTAAGCGTACTTAATTCATCGCTACTAAATGTACACAATTTAGTCTTACAAACCATTGTGTAACTTCCAAATGGTTCATATTTATCATCAAGCAAAGAATACAATTGCGGAGAGGGGTATTTAACATGCCATTTATTTAAGTGAGAATCGACCCTTTCCATGTCAATTATTTTTGCATGCACCGAAACACTATCATTTTGAAAGGTTACTATCTTTCCATTTACTAACTTACCAGAACTATAAATATAGTCTACAGCAACTCGAAGAATATCAACTTTTGTCTTATCCACTTCAATATTGAAAGTAACATCAAAAAAAACCGGCTTATGATATCTTCTTATTAAAGGCAATGCCATTTCCCAGCGACTTAGCCACTCAGATCTTTCATCCTCTGAATATTTAGTCACTTTTGCTAAACGTTTGCATTCAACAAAAAAGACTTCTGATGCCTTTTTTATTTTAAGATCCGGTGTTTTATGGGCTCCAGTTTCTGGTATAAATTCAACTTCCCAACCATTATTTAAATAGCAAATTGCCACTACAAACTCGAACAAAGTAGAATCAGGTTGATTTATATTTTTAATTAGTAATTCTTTTAATTTAAGATCAATACCTTTGACCTGAATAAGTTTCTCTCGGTTCTTCCCAATGACCGCAAAAAAATGCCAAATCCTTGATGATTGAGCAGGCTCATCGACAGTTGGGCGATCAGCTAAAGATTCAGTCAAATACAAATACCAAGCAATCCAATCATCATAGAATGCTAGTCTCGCGTCTTTTTCATGGAACGAAACATCTGATTCCCCAGTATAAAGGCGTTGCGACATCTCACGAAAATAAACTAAAACTTTACTTCGGCGTTCAAACCATTTTTCCTCACCCATAAATTCAATGAACCAGCGATATGCTATCTTTATGTCTTTAACCAAAGGTGCTTCATATCTATTATCAAAGCGTTTATAAAACTCTGCATATTCATCTTCCACACTCCCTTTTCCTTTAAAATCATTTTCCATCGAGAATCCTCCTGATTTTTTATAAACACTTGGATAAAAAGCGAAGCAATATTGCTTAAACACCATTTTAAACAAGCACTAAACTTAGATTGGTAACGCTGACTGATGTGGACATGTTTTCTGTTATCCAATCCCAATAATTTTACTTTATAATTTAATCATCCCTTAAGCAAAAAAATGAGTTTTTTTTGAGTGAAATTTTATCATGGCAAAGTCACTTTCTGTATTAAAGTAGTTAGATAGTTTAGGTGTTAGTGAATTTTATTTTGAAGCCAGCCTAAGAACCCGCCCAAACCTAGAAACTACTATGCCCCAGAATTTCGTTTATCAACAATAGATAGTGTTCCCAATGCCCTACGACTCAGCTGGAACCTGCTATTCACTGCCAGACACGGTGACGCAGTAGTACTCTCGGGCAGCCTGGATGATATCCATTACCTCGGCCACCTGCAGGTCGGTTTCGAATGTCAGGGTGATACACGTTCCTTCCTCGGCCATCTCTGCCTGGCAGTTTTTGGCTAGCATTTCTAGCAGCTGGCTAGACTTTTTGGCACTGAATTGCGTCATGGCGGCGGTTTTGGTCAGCTTTTTCTTGCCCGTTGCTTTAACCTTTTCCAGTTCCGTCATTGCAACCCTGCCTGCTGACGCGCCATGCTCACGAACCAGCGCGACAGCGGTAGTGGCGGCAACTTCTTTATTTTTAACCAGTGCGATCAGCTCATCGCCAGAAGTCAGCAGCGCTAAGTGGTTTTCGACGTCAGTGATCGACCGTTTAACTTTTTTGGCAATCTGCGCCGGTTCCCAGCCCTGATTAATCAGGCGTTGATATGCTGCTGCTCGTTCCAATGGTTCCAGTGCGCGTCCCTGACTGGATGTGACCATGAAGGCGATACGGTCCGCCTCGCTGCCTATGAAGTCTTTGCATTCCAGGCGGATGTCATAACCGGCCTCCTGTGCCAGTTTTGCGCCGTAGTAACGATGGTGGCCATCGATGATTTTTATGCCCTGCTCTGTTACCTGCACAGCTAGCGGAGGCACATGCTCACCAGCGATATAGGCATCGCGGAATTCTTCGACGTGGGTCTGATCGATTTCCCGGATGTTGTAACCAAGCTCGACATAGAGTTCATCAACCCCCAGCAGATAGGTTTTGCGGGTGGTGATGTCCGTTTCAGTTTTGGATTTATTGTCGTAAATTTTCGATAACGTAGTCATTTTTGAAATCCCTTAATAACCGCGAAACCCTTCCGGGATGGCGTAATCGACTGGTGAAATGTCTGTGATTGACCGCTGAACCGGGCCGAGCCTGAGTACCAGCTCATCCCATTTATCGCGGAGTTTGGCCGGGCTGAGGATGTTCCGGCACCAGAATGGATCGCTCTGAACACGGTTGAACATCTTGCAAATCTGGTAGTGGGTGCGCTGGTCCTGTGAGCACATCAGGCGCACGTCGTTAGCCCACGCGGTCCAGTTGGGTTCTCTGGGCCTTGCCAGTTCACCATCAGTCTCGGCGGCCTTTTCGTAGAGGTGGATAATTTGCTCCCATATCCACTGTGCGCACTTCAAATCTTCATCGCTGCCCCACATGGTTCTTTTGGGGCTGCTCACCACCACACCTTGCTGACCTGATAGATAGTTATCCACAGGCAGAACGTCCGGGGGCGTAGCTCCCGGACATATAGGGTTTTTATCTAATGGTTCATGTTTTGAATTTACTGACGGATCGTCGCCAGATTCTGGCGGGTGAAAACCCGGTTTTTTGCCAGATTCCGACGGGTCAAAATTTGAGGGGTCATAATTAGATGCATCAGATTTTGACGCGTCAGATTTTGATGTGTCAGTTTTTGATGCATCAGATTTTGATGTGTCAGATTCTGACGCCTCAGAATCTGGCTGGTGGGTATAGGCAGCATCACGCAGTTTTCTGACGTTCAGCTGGTACATGTTTGACGTGTTGCGGTTGCCCTTGCGCCGTGTAGTACTGGTCAGCCAGCCATCCGCTTCTAATTTGCGTATCGAGGTGCGTACAGTGCTGGAGCCTGCGCCAATCTGACGGGCTATGGTTGCGATTGACGGCCAGCAAATGCCCTCATCGCTTGAGAAATCAGCCAGGCGCGCCATGATGGCCACGCTGGTAATTTTCATACCTGACGCCGCGCAACAGTCCCAGACGAATGCAGACAATTTAACGCTCATCACTAACTCTCCTGAACTTCTGCCCCCATAGATTGCGGGGCTGGACACAGACGTACGGGTAACCTGGACGCCTGAACAGCACCCGGTTATTCATTACATCGACGCCTATGGTTTCAACAATAACGCCGCGAGGATCGGCATAGCGCGCGACCCACGGCTGAATAATCTCGTCTGATAGCTGGGGCATCTAGCCCCCGAATTTGCTGGATTTTCTGAGATAGTCACCCACAGCCCGCTCTATGTCGTCGCGGGTGACTAAATAGCTCGCGCCCTGTAAATTCGACACATAACGGAATGGCTGCCGACTGCGTCCGCCCCTCATGGGCAGGCACCGGAATTGCGGAAAATCCGGAGATCTGTTTAAATTATTCACGCGATTATTTCTCCACACTAATTGATGTAGTCGCCGAGAACGCTGGGCTGCAACCCGGCGTTCTCACTTTTCTGGAGCACAGAACACCCTGTAAACCAGCGTCGTGTGTTCCTGTAATTTGGTAATGGCACGGTGTAGCTCCTCGTCGATGATCTCGCGTTCGTACGGCTCCACTACTCCATCCTCGATAGCCGCCCTCACCTGCTGTGAGTACCGGGTGATCTGTTCGATAGCCTCCAGCAGTCGCTGATTGATATCGCCGTAATCCACCAGCTCGACATCCGGTAGTGGCACGAACACGCCGCCAGAGGTTTTCGCTATGGCTGTTGCGATGTGATGACTACCAGCTGCCTGCTGCAACACCATCGACCAGCCAATCGGAAACAACTGATCGCCACCATTGCGCAGCCTGTTATGAACGCCGTCCTCGGTAACATCCAGAATCTCAGCGGCCTCGGAATATCCACCAGCCAGACCGGCGATTGTTTTGCGGATCGCCCTAATCATCCAAGCTGGCTGGCGATCTGCTTTCCATTTCGGTTCATTACCCACGGCTGACAACCTCCTGCTGTGGTTCAAATAGCGACACCAGTTCGGGATAATCGCTGGACACGAATTTGAGTTCGTTCTTTGTAATCTCGGAAATCAGCAGCGCAAATTTCCATGGGATAGGATCTGACCAACCGCTGACGCTGGATTTTGCAATGTTCAGGAATCGCGCTGTTGCTGTAACTCCACCGTAATAATTCAAAACCTCAGATTTATTCATAACCCTCTCATCCGTAAAAGCGAACAAATTGAGTTTAAGCTAACGGATGTTATCTGGTCAATAATTCAAACATTAATAGTTCAGAAAAACGGACAACCATGAAGCAGCAATTTCCACAAACCATTAGTGATCGCATTGTCAGCAAAATGCAGGAACTCAATTTGCGCAGCAGAGATATAGTGACAGGAACGGGAGCATCAAAAAGCACCGTTAGCCAATGGGTCAATGGCGGTAATAACCCCTCTGCAACACACATTCCCAAATTAGCCAAGATTCTGAACGTAACGGAAACATGGTTAATAAATGGCGGAAACTACTCACAAAGGAATAACAGGGGTGAGGTAGATCAACGGTCGCTTCAGAAAATCCCTCTAGTCTCGCTGGCGCAGGCGGGGGACTGGAGAAATCTCATGAATCAAAATCCCAAATTTTCAGAATGGACAGCCGTTACTGATGACGTATCCCCCCATGCGTTCTCTGTAGAAATGGATAATGACTCAATGGCTGGACTCATCCCAGAGGGTGCCATCGTTATTTTTGATCCCAATAAACCACCTAAATCAGGTCAAATTGTTTTGGCTAACGTTGGCAATTCAACGGTAATAAAAAAACTAGTGATTGACGGTCCCAGCGCCTACCTGGCTCCGATGAATTCTGGCTATAAAACAATTGAGCTGGAATCGCTTTCTCAGATCGTTGCTACTGGCATATCAGTTCAAACAAAACTGCCATAACACTCCCCTTAAATTGACAACTCAAAAATGGCCATAGAAATGGCCCCACCCGCCCTTCGTCCGCAAAAGCGAACAAATGCTATTGACCATTTCGTCCGTAAATGCGAACATCCGTTTTGTCATAAAACTCCTTTGAGAAAGGACGCTCTCAACCATATGAGTTTGCGCCCTCTTACAATTTTTTTTTAGTGTGGAGAAATGGCAGTGGGCTATTGCAGTAGCCCACCAGCCATAATCGAGGAAATGATTATGATTCAGGACATAGACGACCTGATTACTGAAATTTTCGAAGAATACCCCCAACCACGCCTTGTCTGTAACACCCCTGGCGATTACACATTGCGGCTGGTTTCACAGCTCAACCTGAAACGCACCGCACGCACCAGACTGACCCCTCCCCGCGCCTCAGTAAGTTCGCGCCCTGCTCAGCAGGAGGCGCAGCTATGAGGAAAGTGGCCCAATATCGCCGCAGCAACGGACCGAACGCTGGTTTCAGCGAAAAGCTAGCCTGGCGGTTATCAAAAGGACCAGCGACAGGCTGCGAGCTTGCAGAATGGATGGGAATCACTCTCCGTGAATTTAACCGGCTCATTCTCAATACCATACGTCATGGCGGGAAAACGCTGCAGGTTGAGGCATCCAATCCGGTCTGCCTCGGTGGTAACTCAGTAGACCGCACCTATACGCTAGTCAGGCGTCCACGCCGCGTTGCTCCGCAGTCATTGCCGCCAATGGTGATCAACCAGAGCAATGACCGGTCAGAGGAGGCTATTCACCGCCACCGTGCTGCAGCTAAACGACGCGCCCGACTTATTGCCAGCGGGATTTACATGGAATGTATGGGTTAAGGGGATCGAAATGAGTGAAGTAAAACGTTACGGCTACTTGGGCATTGTAGAGGAAGAGAATGGCGAAGTGGTTAAGTGGGAAGACTACGCTGTACTCAAAGCACAGCGTGACGCGCTGGCGATGGAGAATGCGGCGCGGGGCGAAATTATTGAGCGCCTGATTGGTCAATACAGTGCGGCGGGTTATCACGCCGTACAGAATTCACTGAATCCTGCGCAGTCACTGCTATTCGACGCAATGCAGGTGATGAAACAGCCAACCACCGACGTCTACCTCAACTCTGTGCGAGCTGAGGCCGTGATGATTTTTGCGGAAGAATTAGGTAGTCCATATAGCCAATGCGAGGGTCGAGACTACGAAACTGGTTTCAACAGAGCTATTGAGGTTTCAAAAAGTAAAGCAGCCAAATTTGTCGCCCAACTCCGCGCCAGTAAGGATGAGCAAAGCTGAAAACAGCAGACGCATCGCGAGCCAATTGAGAAACCTAATAATTTATATATAATTATTACTTATATAAACTCTGAGGACTCCATCATGAACAATTGTTTAATTTGTGCAAAAGCTATTGATGCTACAAACAATAGTAAAGAACATATAATTCCCAATGCTATTGGCGGAAGTGATATTGTTGAATTTTTTCTTTGCGAAAAATGCAATAACGAAGCGGGTGAAAACTGGGATTCTGAACTAAGCAATCAACTTAGAACTTATTGCTTACTGTTAGGTATAAAGAGATGCAGAGGAGAAACGCCTGCTCAAATCCATACAACTGTTTCTGGTGAAAGCTACTTAATTCGTCCTGACGGAAGAATGACAATTTCTAAACCAACACCCCCTGAAATAATAGATGATATAGTTTCTGGAACTAAAAAGATAACTTTTAATGCGCGTGATACGTCTGAAGCCAGACGTATGCTTAGTGGCCTGAAAAGGAAGCACCCCAGTCTTTCTGTAGATGAAGCCATGCTTTCTCTCAAAAATGTAGAAACATATCTCAATGGCGACCCTCTTCACTTTGAAGGATCATTCGGTGGCATATCGGTTGGGAAATCTATCATAAAAACCTTATTGGCATTTGGCCATTATAATAACGTTAGCTACGAAATGATGAACCTAGCCATTAATTTTATTAGAGATAATGCAGAGCCATGTTATGGATTTTACTATGACAAAAGAGATGTAATAACTGATAGAATTTTTACTCAACCAGCCCATGCATTAGCAATTCAAAGCTTCCCTGAAAGAAAAAAAGTTATTGGATACATTGAATACTTTGGTGTTTTGAGGGTCATAGCATGCCTATCAGACAATTATGAGGGTAAAGAATTCAAACATTCATATTATGTTTACCCTGAAAACTGGACCAAAGGGAAAATAGATTTTGACTTATCTCTTAGTGATAATGACATTGCAGAAGCTTACTTATTAAATAAATATGATCCGGCAATTTTAAAAAATGCTCTTAACTTTTTCTTAAGTTATGTGCAAAATAAAGATATCAACCGTGAAGATCAGAGAGTTTTACAACGAGTTGAAGAAATTCTTACCGAAAAATATAACCCTGACGCAACAGAGAAAGAACACTGGGATCTTGCTAAGGAAGTTACTGATAGCTTAATGCCTTATATCATAAGTCGAACCCAAAGAAATCGGAAACAATGAATGAGGAATTATTGGCACATTTATAATTAGAAAGTAACTTATATTAAGTCCTTATAAATTAATTTCATTAGATAAGAAACTTACTTTAAAATCGGTTAAGCGTTTAACATGCTTCGGTCCTTAGTGACAAAAACCAATTATCAAACCTGTTGCAGCGGGTATGTGTGGAGAGAACGAGATGTCTGATATGGATAACGCGATAATTTCTGATGCCGATATCGAAAAAATAACCGGCTATAAAATCCCGTCAAAACAGTGCCAATGCCTAAAACAGGCGGGAATATTCTTTGTGGTCCGCCGTGATGGTCGCCCTAGAACAACCTGGACGCATTTCAATGATCCAATGTCATCGCGAAAAGCCCCAGAGGCCAATCAGCCTGAACCTAATTTTGGAGCATTGGATTAATGGCTCGCGTTCGTAGAAACACTGCTGACGCCTGGATGCCGCAGCGCGTTTATCGCGGCAGGTCAGCCTATGAGTTCCATCCCAAAAACGGGGGCGCTATCCGCCTATGTGCGCTGGATGCTGCCCAGTCATCGGTATGGGCTGCATATGAAGCGCTGATTAATGAGGTGCCTGACGACAAACTGCTCTCATCACTGGCTGAGCGTTTTTTCAAATCAGCGGATTTTTTCGAGCTGGCGCGTGAAACGCAGCGTGACTACCTCAAATATTCAAAAAATGTTTTGGCTGTTTTTGGTGCCATGCCCTCTGATTCAATTCGACCTGAGCATGTAAGAAAGTATATGGACAAGCGCGGATTAAAAAGCCGGGTGCAAGCCAACCGGGAAAAGGCGTTTATGTCCCGCATGTACCGCTGGGCCTATGAACGTGGCATGGTCAAAGGTAATCCAACCAAAGGGGTGAAGAAGTTCAAGGAAGTGTCCAGGGACCGGTATGTAACTGATGCTGAGTACCAAGCTCTCTATTCATGCGCTCCTGATGTGGTGAAGATCGCTATGGAATTAGCCTACCTCACCTGCTCGCGTCAGGGTGATATTCTCGCAATGAAGAAGAGTCAGATCATGGATGAGGGCATACTGATTAAACAGAGTAAAACCAGTGTTGCTCAGATTAAGGCCTGGTCACCACGGTTTGAAGCAGCGATCAAGATGGCAACAGAATTGCCGCTGAAGCCGGGTATGAGCAGTATATTCATCATCCACCAGCCTAATGGTTCCGGTTACACCAGAGATGGGTTTAATAGTCGCTGGAGTGCTGCACGCGAAGTAGCAAAGCAAAAATTTCCAGAACTACTGTTCGATTTCACATTTCACGATTTGAAGGCAAAAGGGGTTTCTGATCTTGAAGTTGATCTGTACGAGAAGAGAGCTATAACGGGGCATAAAAACGTGGAGCAGACTGCGGCATATGATCGAAAAATTACTGTGGTACCAGTGGTTGGAGGACAGACAAGGAGCAGATAAGACAGGTCACTCCTCTTCATCACTTATTGGTGTGGCAGGAATAATAATTGGTTGAGGTTGCTTTAACGAATTATTAACCTGACCAAACAAATCAAAATCGAACCATGAAACATGCGATATTTCATCGGCTGAAAATATTATGTCCATTTTGCTGCTTATCTTAATAGGCTTAACTGAATTAGCTGTAGCAGCAGATTGAGTCATGACATAACTAGGGTAAGCATTTGTAAACTCAATAGTTAAATCGTTTTTATTTCTATAACCTGACATGAGTGGGAAAATTGACAACGCACTGTTAGCACCCTCATCCTCGGTGGGTTCGAGAATCCCATTAACGATCCCCACGTATACCTTTCTTGACTGAAGTGTAATTAATATTGGTTCTTTTGGATCAGCCTCTATGCAGTCTATAAGCATCATATCCAAGCTTCCCGCAGAGAGTGTTTTCCTTAACACTCTTAGTCTTGCCGCATGTCTGATGCTCTCGTGAGTATCCTTTTTGTAGACCCACCCGCGCACAAAATCTTTGCATTTTATCAGGGCAACCCAGACTAGCGACGAAAGTACACTGCATAATGATATTATGACAAGCCAAACTTCTGCTTTATTAGCGTCGACGATTTTTTTTATTCTTAACGATTTGGATATTTCTTCAATTAGATGGAACTCTGGAAAGAAATACTTGAGAGAAGCTGCAATGGTCATAACTGCTATAACATTAAAGGACCCAAAAGCAGCTACTTTAAGATAGAGAAGCTGGCCATCATATTTATGCAGCTGATAGAAATGGTACAGGTTAGCAACTACTAAAATGTAGCCGCTAACCAGTATAGGGATCAGAAGAAGTGCAAACAACTAAGCCTTCCTTGGTTCCGGAGCTCCTGCAAGAGCTTCCATACTTTTTTGCTGACGGACCAGGGCAGTTTTATTCACGATAGCAAAAGCTTTACGCTGCATTTCCTGGACTTCAGGCAGGCCAGCGAGTTCTTGTGAAGGTATGAATACCTCTCCACGACCTCCGACCCTGACTTTTGCCGTAGCGGTGTTGTCCTGCTTTGTAAATGCTCTTCTAAACATGCTGCTGATTGACATGGTACTCTCCTTACAGCTTGTTGGCTGTCATGCGTAAGCATATGCAAACGATAAAATTTTGCAACTATTTATCGCATGTCATTCTTTACGTAAGGCCGTGTTCAAACTCTGTGAAGCGATAATGTAACGAATACTAAACATTTTATCCCCCTACGAGATTTAAAATGTGCTGCGGCAATCTCTACACAACTTCTCTTAAATCAAATCTTACCACTCTCACTTTGATTATGCAGGTATTATGGCAATACTGAGATCAGTGCCTTAATGAGCAAAACGGTGCGAATGGTATTAGGAAGCAATATTAGGAATGTAGTTGTAAAACACAAAAAAACCGCCCTTAGGAGGCGGTCATACGACACTGCTTATCGTTGATTTTATTGGTAAAACGATATGGTGCCCGGGGCGGGACTTGAACCCGCACAGCCTTACAGCCGAGGGATTTTAAATCCCTTGTGTCTACCGATTTCACCACCCGGGCAGGGTGTAACTGGAGGCGCGTCCCGGAGTCGAAC